ATACCAATTATCATTTTTCTGTAAAGGTTTCCATGCAATATCTATTGCATACATTGGTGGATCTTTCGTTTCGATTAACTTTTCAATTCCTACTTTAAAACAATTTAATAATTTTTCAAAATAATGATTATTCACCAAGTAGGATGTATTTGTTTGACATTCAATTAATTTATATGTATTAATATTATAATTTGAAAATGTTCCACCAAATACAATAACATCATATGGATTTTTAATTAATTTATCAAGCAAATTAAATTGTGATAAATCATTCCATATCATATCATCTTCCATGATTAATACATTCTTCCAATTATATTTTATTGCTATTTCAAGAATTTTTATATGACTTAATCCACACCCAACGTGTCCATCTACTCTTTTATCTAAAATAGCATTAAATCTATGAACTTTATTAGGTGGAAATATACTAAGTTGTTTTTCTATTTGCTCTTTACGATCTTTACGATGTTCCAAATTTATATACACAATTTGATCAATGTAATCTTCATGATCTACATAATCTGCAATATAATAGTTACCTACATATTCAAATTTAAATATTGATTCTTCTGAAAATAAAGATGTCAAGTAAAACCATTGGTCTCCATATTTCCTACTTGGATTAATTATAATCGAATTTGAATTATTTAATATTCTGTAATAAATAACTTGATCTTTTCCGTGTATATCTTTTGATAATTCATCTAAATAATTTTTTGAAAAATTTAACCATGCATTTTTATCACCAGCTAAAACACCTCCGCCTATTATTTTTTCACAAATACCAAAAGATGTTACATCTAAACATGTAATTTTATTAGGTCTAATAAAATTTAAAGTATTTTCAAAACTACCATTTCTCTTTGTTCTAAAACATCCAGCATCACACCAAATATATACATCAGTATCTACTAATTTTATTGCTTCTCTTATAAACTCTTGTTTAGATGCCCAAATAGCATAAAGTTCTGGAGAGTGTATTTCTTTTTCTGGATCAATATTCCACCATTCTTTCCATTTTTTCATTTGTGGTTCTTTCATCATTTCAAATGAATCAAATTCTCTTTGAATAAATTTAATATTAGATTTAGCTTTTGATTGTATTTCAATATATGTTTTAGAAGAACAAAAGAAAATAACAGGACATGTTACACATTCAAAAAATATAGATATCCATAAATTATATAAATCTGATTTATGTTTAGATTTTTGAATTGGATAATAAGCAGTTACTAAAAGCATTTATATTTCAATTATATATAAATTTATAAAATAGAACATAATATTTTAAAAATTTATCTTAAATCTGATTCAATCATTTCCTTAATTAAATCTTTAAATGAATATGTATGTTTCCATCCTAATAATTCTTTTGCTTTTGAGCAATCTCCAATTAATTGATCAACCTCTGCTGGTCTTATTTGATTTTTATCAACAAATATATATTCCTTTTGAGTATTAATATCATATCCTATTTCATCTAGTCCATCTCCTTTCCAACCTATAGTTATATTTTGTGTATTAAATGCTATTTCTATTAATTCTCTTACTGAATGATTTACTCCAGTTGATAATACAAAATCATCAGGCAGTTGTTGTTGTAAAATCAACCACATTCCAACTACATAATCTTTTGCATGCCCCCAATCACGCGTTGCATTTAAATTTCCAACTGTAATATTTTGTTGTGTCCCTTTTATTATATTTGCTACACCCTTTGTTACTTTACGAGTTATAAATGCATCACCTCTTCTAGGGGATTCGTGATTAAACAGTATTCCTGAAGAACAAAACATACTATAACTTTCACGATAGTTTTTCATAATCCAATGAGCATATAATTTCGAAACTGCATATGGTGATCTAGGATAAAATGGTGTTGTTTCTTTTTGTGGAATTTCTTGAACCATTCCATATAATTCACTAGTTGATGCCTGATATACTCTTACTTTTTGTTCTAAATCTAAATTTCTTATACATTCTAGTAGGGACAATACTCCATTTGAATTTACATTTGTAGTATATTCAGAAGATTCAAATGATAATCCAACATGTGATTGAGCACATAAATTATATATTTCAAAAAAATCTGATTTATTTAAAAGGTGATTATTTTTCATTTCTTTTAAAATATTAAAAATAGATGATTTATCTGTTATATCTCCATATCGAATTTTAATATTAATATTATCTTTAATATGTTCAATATTTATTAAATTATTATATGTAGATGATCTTCTAACTAATCCATAAATGATATAACCTTTTTCTAATAAAAATTCTGCTAAATATGAACCATCTTGGCCTGTCATACCAGTTATAAATGCAACTTTACTCATTCTAATATAAATAGTAACATTTATTTAAATCACTAATTTTATTTTCCTTGAAAATAAAATTAGGAAAATCCTAAAGATTTTCGTTTCCTGCGGAAACCCCTCCTTTTCAACGGGTGCTGACCTATATAGGGAAGCACCGTAAGGGTTTTTCATTTATGAAAAACGAAATGATTTATCATTTCATCACGTTAGTGATTAATTTCATCACTTAAGAGGCATTATTAGTATTTAGTATTTAATAATGATTCCACCATATCTAAATTAAATACTGGAATATTATTTGTATTAAATACATCTTCTCTTTCTTTAAATGAATCATCAATAAAAATAGCATCTTTTTCATAAATATATGAACTTTTCTTTTGTTCACGTGGGACGTAGATAATTTTATTAAATATATTTGGACTAATTTTATAATCTTCTAATTTAGCTAACGGAAATATACTTTTTGTTAATAAATATATTTTCTTCTTTTGATTGATTGCTTGATATAAAAATTGGATCATTGTAATATTTACATTTTTTTTATTTATTATGGTATCATCTAAATCAACATATACATGATTGTATGATAAATTAGTTTTATATTTATTTTCATATACTTTATAACATTCTATTTCATAAGAATTTATTAGAAGATCTTCAATTAATTCTCCATCAAATTGACGTAGAGTTAAGAGAGGAAAATTAATTCCTTTATTTCTATAAAGAGACATTGCACCTGGGATTCTAGGAGCTACTTCTAATAGTTTTAATTTCATGTTTTGATCATATTTCATTTGAAAGAACCATGCTCCATTAAATTTCATTTGATTATTAATTTTATTTGCATATTCTGAAAAATCTACATCTACATTATGAGTATATACACTCATACCAGCAATGGTCTTCTTTCTTTGTCTTCCTTGACTAAATATAAGCTTACCATTTGAATTTGTAAAACAATCAATTGTAAATTCATCATTTGGAAGATATTCCAATAGAATATAATTCTTAACTCTATCTTTGTAGAAATTATATTCCGTAATATTATTAATCTTATAACTATCTCTAGATGCACATCCATCATCTGGCTTCATAAAAATTGGAAAAATTTCTAACTCTAATCCTTCTTCATCTATAAATCTAGGAACATCAATTACATCTCTTAACAAATTATATGTTTTTGATTTTGACATACAAATATCACATGTTTTAAAATCAGATACTAAAATTTTACAATTAATTTTTGATCTATTCTTTGCTAAAAACCAATGAATTATATCATAAGCAGGATAAATATAATTTATTTTATTTTCTAAGATGATCTTGTTTAATTCACTAATAAAAAATTCTTCATCCTTAATCATAGGAATATTAAAGATTGATTTTTCAAATAAAAAATTAGTAAAATTATTATCATTACCTTCTCCACCGAACAAATTAATATTTCGAATATATTTTAAGGAATCGAATATTTCTTTTGCTACTCCGCTACCAGATGGAAATATTAGAATATTTAATGACATATTTTTTATATTAGCTCTCTTAACAAATATTATATTTTTATGTTTAAATATAAATAAATTTTTGTTTGAAAAGTATATAAATAATAATGAGTGAAAATAATTTAGTAATTGAATCTAATCTTAATTCTACCCCTACTTCTACCCCTAATTCTACCCCTCTACTTGAAAAGAAAACATTAATATTGTATCCTCATTTTAGTTTAGGTGATATTTTAAATTTATCAGGTGCTGTTAGATTTTTATCAAAAACATATAAAATAACTCTTGTTGTTGTAAAATCAACTATTGAACAAGTTAAAACATTTTTTGATGATATTAAAGATTTATCATATCATACAATTGAAAAATTAGTATATTATCCAGACAATAAAGAATTTTATGATTTTATAAATTCTAAATATGATGAAGTAAAATTTGTTGGACTTCATGTAAATTCTGATAAACAAGTAATTGATGCTCCTTTTTCATTTTACAATGATTTAGATTTACCATTTTCTGTGTATAAAAATTCTTATGTTGATAAAAGTATTGTTAATAAAGAAGAATATAGATTACATGGTTTAGAATATGTCTTCATAAGCACACAAGCACCGATTACAAGCATCAATTAAAATTAAGTGATCATAAATTAGTAATATGTCCAGATGAAAATATTTATGATCCTAAACATCAATTATATCAAGTTGCAAATTTATTTGTAAAATTACCATTTTTTGAATATAAGACTATTATAGAAGGTGCATCTGAATTATATTTAATAGATTATGATTATTTTCATCTTGCAAATAAAGCTGATTCTTTTAATGCTAAAGAAATTGTATGTTATTGTAGAAATGGAAACAAATATGATAGATTAGATAAAAGATTTAAATATGAACCTGTTAAAACTTCATTTCAGATTGGATTTGGTGCAGAAGATGGATTAGTAAATGGATTAAATAGACAATTATTATTAAATCGTCTAGCTAAACGTCGTTGAGCAATTAATTTCATAAATAAATTTAATTATATATTTCTAATAATTATAATTTTATATATATATATATATATATATATATATGAAAATCACTGACCATGACTTACCCAAATTTCGCCCTGGTGAAAATGTAATAATTAATGGTAATATAGCTTTAACTGATCCAACTCAATTTATTAATAATGTTACTAATCAAGCAGCAATAATTCTTAATATGGATGACATGGGTTCTAATTATTATAGTGTTAAATTTATTGGAGGTCCTTATGATGGTAGAATAGATAAACGTCTACATGAGGCATATATTTCAAAATAGTCTTTACAAAGTGACTGATGGTAATAAGTTTATATTTATATTTTATAAGAAAAATAAATATATAGTTGTATATTATATATATATGATTGGTCCTTGGTATATAACTCCTACCTATAAAAATAGTGAAAATGTAATAATTAATGGTTCTTTAAATTTAACAAATCCTGATGAATCTATTAATTTTACTAATCAATTAGCATTAATTCTTGATTACATGCAAAAACAGAAAGATTTACCTATATTTTATTATAAAATTCAAATTATTGGAGGTCCTTATGATGGTAGAATAGCTCCTAGTGTGAAAGAAAGTAATGAAATTTCAAAAAAAAATTAACCTTTTAGTGCTCACTAAATAGGTACCGTGAAAAACATAATTTAAGAACTTTTAGGAGTTTTTAAATTAAGTATTTTTTGTAATATAAAAACTTATTAATACTTTATATTAATTGGCGTTGAAATGAAAAATATGATTAATATTTATAATCCAGATATATCTAAATATAATACAAGTGCTCTTAAAGCTATTAATTCTGGATGGATTAGTAATCATGGCGAAAATATTGATCTTGCTAAAAATAAATTAAAAGAAATTATTGGATCTAAGCATGTAATATTAACTTCTAATGGAACTTCTGCGACTCATTGTCTCTTTATGAGTCTTAAATATAAATATCCCAATGTTTCTAAAATATATGTTCCAAATAATGTATATGTTGCAGTTTGGAATTGTGCTTTAATGGAATATTCCAAAGAAAATTTAAGTGTTTTAAAAACAGATATTGAAACATTTAATTTTAACTTAGATCAACTTGATAATCTTGAATATGGTTCATGTCTAGTAATTGTTCATAATATTGGAAATATTATTGATACAGATTATATAAAAAGTAGAAGACCAGATTTAATTTTAATTGAAGATAATTGTGAAGGATTATTTGGAAAAATTAATGAAAGATGGACTGGAAGTTGTATAGGAATACTAGCAAGTTCATGTTCTTTTTATGGTAATAAAATTATTACAACTGGTGAAGGAGGAGCATTTTTTACAAATGATGATGACGTATATAATTATATAAGTAGAAAGATTAATCAAGGTAATACTAATAAAAGATATCTGCATGACTTACTCGGATATAATTATAGAATGACAAATATTCAAGCTGGTTTTTTATATGATCAATTATGTGATCTAGATGAAATATTAATGAAAAAGAAAAAGGTATTTGAAACATATGATAATTTATTTAAAGATTTAATAAATAAAGGATTAGTTTGTTTACCACTAGGTGGAGAAAATAGAGAAAGAGCTTGTTGGATATATACAATTCGTGTTAAAAATATAATGTATGAAGACTTATATAATTATTTAAAGAATGAAAATATAGATACAAGACCATTTTTTTATCAAATAAATAAACATGAACATCTAAAAGATTTAGAAATTGATGATATAAATGGACAAATATTATCTAATGAATGTATTATGATACCTTCATCTCCT